ACCGGATGGCCGCGATTTTTTTTGGCCCCACAGCGCACTAACTGACAAAGATATCTGCACCAATGAAAAGAGCTCCTCAAAGCTTAATTGTTTTGTGGTCCCCTATTTAAACTTCGCCACTAAGTAGTGCAATACGCACTATGTGGGATCCATTACTAAACGAGTTTCCCGAATCCGTTCACGGATTTCGTTGTATGTTAGCTATTAAATATTTGCAGTCCGTTGAGGAAACTTACGAGCCCAATACATTGGGCCACGATTTAATTAGGGATCTTATATCTGTTGTAAGGGCTCGTGACTATGTCGAAGCGACCAGGCGATATAATCATTTCCACGCCCGTCTCGAAGGTTCGCCGAAGGCTGAACTTCGACAGCCCGTACAGCAGCCGTGCTGCTGTCCCCATTTGTCCAAGCACAAACAAGCGACGATCATGGACGTACAGGCCCATGTACCGAAAGCCCAGAATATACAGAATGTATCGAAGCCCTGATGTTCCCCGTGGATGTGAAGGCCCATGTAAAGTCCAGTCTTATGAGCAACGGGATGATATTAAGCATACTGGTATTGTTCGTTGTGTTAGTGATGTTACTCGTGGATCCGGAATTACCCACAGAGTGGGTAAGAGGTTCTGTGTTAAATCCATATATTTCTTAGGTAAAGTTTGGATGGATGAAAATATCAAGAAGCAGAATCACACTAATCAGGTCATGTTCTTTTTGGTCCGTGATAGAAGGCCCTATGGAAGCAGCCCAATGGATTTTGGGCAGGTTTTTAATATGTTCGATAATGAGCCTAGTACCGCAACCGTGAAGAATGATCTCCGGGATAGGTTTCAAGTGATGAGGAAATTTCATGCTACAGTTATTGGTGGGCCCTCTGGAATGAAGGAACAGGCATTAGTTAAGAGATTTTTTAGAATTAACAGTCATGTAACTTATAATCATCAGGAGGCAGCCAAGTATGAGAACCATACTGAGAATGCTTTGTTGTTGTATATGGCATGTACTCATGCCTCTAATCCAGTGTATGCAACTATGAAAATACGCATCTATTTCTATGATTCAATATCAAATTAATAAAATTTATATTTTATATCATGACTTTCGGTTACATTTATTGTGTTTTCAAGTACATCATACAATACATGATCAACCGATCTAATTACAGTGTTAATACTGATAACTCCTAAGTTATCTAAATACTTAAGAACTTGATATCTAAATACTCTTAAGAAACGACCAGTCTGAGGCTGTAATGTCGTCCAAATTCGGAAGTTGAGAAAACATTTGTGAATCCCCAATTCCTTCCTGATATTGTGGTTGAATCTTATCTGAATTGAAATGATGTCGTGGTTCATTAGAAATGGCCTGTTGTGGTGTTCTGTTATCTTGAAATAGAGGGGATTTTGAATCTCCCAGATAAACACGCCATTCTGTGCTTGAGCTGCAGTGATGGGTTCCCCTGTGCGTGAATCCATGGTTGTGGCAGTTTATGGATATGAAGTATGAACAGCCACACTGTAAATCAACTCGTCGACGCCTGATCCCCTTCTTGGCTATCTTGTGCTGCACTTTGATTGGAACCTGAGTAGAGTGGGCGTTCGAGGGTGATGAAGGTCGCATTCTTTAAAGTCCAATTCTTGAGTGCAGCATTCTTCTCTTCATCCAAGAACTCTTTATAACTGGAATTGGGTCCTGGATTGCAGAGGAAGATAGTGGGAATTCCGCCTTTAATTTGAACTGGCTTTCCGTACTTTGTATTTGATTGCCAGTCCCTTTGGGCCCCCATGAATTCCTTAAAGTGCTTTAGGTAATGGGGATCTACGTCATCGATGACGTTATACCAGGCATCATTATTGTAGACCTTTGGGCTAAGGTCTAGATGTCCACACAAATAATTATGTGGTCCGAGTGATCTTGCCCACATGGTCTTGCCCGTTCTACTATCACCCTCTATGACAATACTTATGGGCCTCAAAGGCCGCGCAGCGGCACCGAGAACATTCTCGGCAGCCCACTCTTGAAGTTCCTCGGGAACTTGGTCAAAAGAAGAAGATAAAAAAGGAGAAACATAAACCTCCACAGGAGGTGTAAAAATCCTATCTAAATTACATTTTAAATTATGATATTGAAAAATAAAATCTTTTGGGAGTTTTTCCCTTATTATTGATAAAGCCTCTTCAGCCGAACCTGCATTTAGGGCCTCTGCTGCTGCATCATTAGCTGTCTGTTGACCTCCTCGAGCAGATCTTCCATCGATCTGAAACTGACCCCAGTCGATGTAATCACCGTCCTTCTCGATGTAGGACTTGACATCGGAGCTGGACTTTGCTCCCTGGAAGTTTGGGTGGAATTGGGAGGAGTTATTAGGGTGAGTGACATCGAAATGTCTGGGGTTTCTGAACTTGGCTTTACCTTTGAACTGGATGAGGGCGTGGATATGCAGAGACCCATCTTGGTGTTTTTCTTGTGACACTCTGATAAATAATTTATCAGATGGGCATTTTATTGACTGAAGAATTTCGAGCATTTGCTCTTTGGGTATTGGGCATTTTGGATAAGTGAGGAAAATATTTTTGGCATTTACACAAAAAGAGTTAATACGAGGCATATTGAATTGGGGACACCCAAAACTCTGAGGAATGGGGGACTCTGGGGACGCATTTATATGAAGTCCCCAAATGGCATTTTCGTAATTACGAAAGAAATTTCAAAATCCTAACGCTCCAAAAAGCGGCCATCCGTATAATATT